CTCTGCAAGACTTCTTGCGTCCGTAGGCGCAGGAAAATCAACCAGCGTGTGGCAGTGCCCATACGTCAGGGCACAGATCAAGAGTCGTCGAGCGTACTCATCTAAATCTGAGCCACACCCATCAACGTCCTTGTTAAAAACATCTGTCCAATACGGATCACCTTGGACGCTAATTGGTTTTCGCAGGATTAACCCAGCTGCTGCACGAAGCAATCGCTGCGTATAAGGCGTAAAAACTGAACGATTGACCCGTGCCAGATATGCGCTGTAGTCCTCACGGGGCTCTAGAGGCAGGAATGCTTCGCAGTTGTCGCGTAAATACTCCGTGCCGTTTGTAACGGCCTTCATGATCTCCCAGCCCTTCATCTGGTCGATCACAGCCCGTGTCCGCACGAACGGACTATCAACACTTCCCATATAGGAAGAGCTGACAAGATGCGTTCTAACGAGACCAGGAACGGAGTAAGTCATGACACCTCAGAGTTGAGTTACTAACAGCCCCATCGACGACGAGCCGCTTTACCCCGTTCACCTGTCCAATTACGACTTCGAGCGCAGAAAGAACGCTTACGGGCAGCCTCTTCCTTTGTCTTTGGCTTGCCAGTAACCGGCGGTTTCAAATTAGAACCCGTTTCTCGGTTGTACTTAGCCCGACCTTTAGCGGTCAGGCCAGCACCCTTACTAGCAGGCAGCTTTTCGCCACGCCCAACACTAAGGTTGGGACCACGCTTACGCTTTTTGCGCTCTGCCATCGTTCTAACCCTTACTGAAGGTTAGAAGTGATGTCGCCGCTGGTGATGAAGTTGCAGGTAGCAACCACCAAGTCTCCAACAGTGGAGCTGATGTCCATGCTGGTGATAATCCCGGCAAACTTTACGCTGTCGGTCGTTGTGGTGTTGCCGGTGGTAAACAACTCAAAAGACGCATCAACCGCATCGCTTGTTTTGAACACGTCTTCAATCAGTTCAGGCTGATTGGTTGCGTCGGGATCGTAAACAAGCTCAATGGTGCCAGAGCCAGAAATCAAGCTGCCGACAAAATGACGAGACGTGTCACCATGATCGGTAACGTCCAGGGTGTCTTTGGTGACGTTCAGCGTCCAGCTGCGCGTACCGACGACGGTTGCAAGGCTTCCAGAACCAGTTTCAAACTGGACCGAACCCTGCTCACCACGAAGGATGGCCATGATTAGACATAGGAAGGGTCTATAGCCCCGAGTCTAACCCTTTATGCCTGTCAAGCCACGCAATCAACCGTTGTAGTGAACGATGACATGCGGCTCAACGTCGGGCGTACCAGATGAAATGGATGCAATACGGCAGCGAATCCGGCTTGCAGGCTTGCCTGAATAGAAATACTCGTAATTTCCGGCAGAGTTGATAGTTTTTGTCGTGTCAATCTCAAACCAAGTGTCGGTCGAAGAACTGTGATTAAGCTCTAGCGCGACCGTAAAGTTGGCACTGCCAGTGGCAACAAGCGCAAAAGTAAAGGTGTCAGTATGGCAAGCCACCTCAAAAGCATCGTTTACCGCCGCCAAGGCGGTCGATTCATGATGCTCAACCGTGTTTGTGTAGCGCTCAACGGTGGTGGCCATTAGCTTTTACCCTTGGGTTTACGACGCCGATGCTGATAGCTTATCTTCTTCGAGCCCGTTTTTTCACGCTTAAATCGAGCTTTTTCTGAAGGACTCATCTCTTTAGTCGTTTTTGGCGTCTTGCCTGACACGCGTTTAGACGGTCGGCACGCTGGATACGCCCTGTCTTCGCCTTTGGAGCGGCCACAAGGCTTTCCGGTCTTTATATCGACCCATTTCTCGTCAAACCATCTGCCCAGACCGCCACGGCCCTTACTTGGCTTTTTTGGTTTTGCGGGTTTTCGTGGTTTTTTTCGTTCCGCCACTGGTTGCTTTCCGATAAGTGCCACCACGCTTCTTATATTCGCGCACCAGCCATGCATTTGCATAAGCGCTTGGGTACACGTCAAATTTGCGCTTGGCCTCAGCCTTTACACGACTGTAAAGCGCCTTGTTCACTGGGACGTTTTCACTGGCCACAGCTACACCGCATCTTCTTACTACCCTTCTTCATGCCCTTTTTTTTCTTGGGCGGACGGCCTTTTTGTGTGCCGTAAGTCCCTGGACCTTTAGGCATGACGCAAAATGCGACGACAATCTCAGTCTAACGCCCCAAATGATTGCGGACTAGAACAGGCTCACGCGCCTTACGCTCTTCACACCTGATCCGCTGCAGGTCACTTGTCCTTTGCCTTTTGACAAAGTTACACATCCATCCTAGTAGATGCGATAGCTCGTTGCTCCTAAAGTTTCAGGCTTGGCAAGGTTGAACTGTTGCAACACTAAATACCCAAAAGCGTCAAAGGCGTGGTCCACTCCTAGGTTTTTGTTGGGCAAACCCGTTCCTGGTGCGTAAGTCAGCGTTCGTAGCGACTTGATCAACTCCTTACACCTTGGATGAATCTTCACCCGTCGCGCTCCAGAAGCATCCATTAGACCAGTGTTGACCGCTGTAATCTTGTCGCGGATCTTCCATGGTGATCTAGGGCTCTGAACTGTGAAGCCACTGCGCCTGAGGATTGCGTGGTCCGTTACGCCCACACCGCTGGTTTTTCTTGCACCGCCTGTTGGGTCAGGACACGCGATAACTCTGCGATCCACACCGTATCGACGGGTAACTTCGTCGGCAAAATCCCAGGTTGTGGCACCGCCCGTCAATGTGATCTCGTCAAACACGTACAACGTGTCACCATCTTTGACTGCACAAATGCCAGACATGGGATCCACGTTGAAGTCAACGCCCAACAGCAACGGTTGAATCGAAATATCCTTGGCGTCAGTAGAAATGTTGTCATCAGAAAAGCTGATGGCGACTAGACCAGTTAGGTTCTCGAACGACGCTTCGAATTCCTGGCGGAACGTGCGCGTATCAAGTTGAGCGCGGGCTGCTTCGACCTCATGCTTACTGACGTTTCCGCCTTCAATCGTCGTATAGCTCCATCGTTGCCATTCGTTTGTTTCGTCGTCTGGGACATAACACCACAAGTCATAAAACCAGCTAGCTGTACCGTCTGGCGTCGAAATAAACAACGCCCAACCCTCCTTATCCGCCAAAGCAGGTCGAATCACCTCAAACCAGACCTCTGAATCCATAAATGCTGCTTCGTCCAGCACTACGCCCGACAAACTCCGGCCACGAAGCGCCATTGCGTTCTCTGTACCCTTCAATTCAATGGTTGAACCGTTGATTAGCTCGATTCGCAGGTCCGTTTCGTTCTTACTGCGGATCCAAACCTTCGGAACCAGCTTCTTTAACGCTCTCCACGCAATATCCTTCGCCATCCGGTAAGTCGGAGCGCAATAAAAGAAGGTTTCGCCAGGTCTGTTGAGCGCTCCACGTAACAACTCAACGCATGAAAGGTACGATTTGCCGAATCGACGACCGGCAACTAATACTCGGAAGCGTTTGTCGCTTGAAAAAACTTGGCCCTGTGCCCATCTCAGGCTTACAGGCTCTGCTTTTGTGCTCATGCCTATTACATTACACAGGTTTTCAACCCCTACCCCCCCTCGAACCGTTCCACAACGCAGCACAGCAAGTTATTATCCAAAGAAACAGGGTCGAAACAGTAATGCAACCCGAACTGACAGAAGCTAAGCAAGCTCGCGTTCGACGGCTCTATAAACGTCAGCTCGAAGGACTGTCTTCCACGGCGCTTGTTTACGATCACGCTGAAAAAGAACAGGTCTCAATCCAGACCGCTTGGCGTGATTGGGCGGATGTCAAAAAGATCGTTGATGAAGACTGGAAGGCTGACCGCGAAAATATGCTGGCGCGTCTTCAGCACATGCGTACCAAACTGTTTAATCAGGCGCTGAAGAAAGGACAGCTGCAAACCGCAAGTCAAGTGCTTGATTCCATTGGCCGCGTCATTGGCGAGTCCGTTGAGACCGTCAATATCCAAGCACCTGAACTTAAGATCTCCATCGAAGACAAGGGCGACTGATCCCCACGCTCACAACTTCAGACCCCTGCCCCCACTTAGGGGGCTTTTTTATTACACGAGTGCTGTTAGTCAGATATATGTTTAGGTTCCCCGCCTGTTACATAGTATGACAATAACAGCAACACTACCCCCCATGTGCTCTCTGATGGATTACAATAGTGGTAACAGCGAAGGGGAGAGAAGTCGGTCCGCCGATGACTCCAACCGCACGCTGTACTTATCACCAATGCTGTGATAGGATAGAGACCAAGGCGGGGAAGCAGTCCCGCACCGCACCTTGAGTCCGGCACAGCCGGGATGAATAGCCACCCTGAGAGCGATCACGCTCCAATCGCAGGCCGCCTGGGTCCACCCTGGCAGTCCTGGCAACGGGCGAAGCGCGTTCACTGCCTCACAGCGGCGCTCTCACTAAGTGGCAAAGAGCTAACCCTACGAATTTTTACTAATGGAAACGAAAACAACGACGCACCACGCCATCACGCGCGGTCGTGTTGAGCTTTACAGCAGCAGCCTCTCGGTTACCTGCGAGGCAAGCGGCGACAGCATCGAACTGAGTCTTCCT